GCTTGATTGGTTACTGAGCCAGAGGAGTTTGCTATTGGATTAGCAGTTGCACTAACTCCTCCTACATCTGCTGCATATGCAGGGGTCGCAACCACAGTTGTCGCAAGTAGTAGACATAATTTCTTTATTGTGTGAAAGTACTTGTTGTGTCGGTGACGCTGTTTATGGTAGTCGTTCTCTGAATTATTGTGTGATTTGAGAGGCCTGGCCCTTGATAGCTTTCCGTGAATTGAAAGGCTGCTCCTGGTGTTACTATTGAGAATTCTGGTCTGTCTTGTAGATTCAATCCGTTCCATGTCGAAGTCACTCCGTCTAATGTTACTTGTGTAGCGTTAATGGAATCAGCACCTGTTGGTGTTAAGTTTCCATCTGATTCTACGTTGGTGCCAGTAACTACATACTGCCAGCCTGTGTTATAGTCCATACTGTTAATCGTCTCCGTTACGGTAGACGTAGTTTCCGTATGGCTAGTCATTGATCCCTGGGTAAAATTGGGGACCACAGGCACTGCTCTTGCAGCACCTGTTCCACTAAGCAGTAGTAATACTGTTAGTATTCGTTTCATGACTACCTAAGTTCAATCTCTGTCACGAATTGTCCAGTAGCTGTTGTGCCAGCTCCACCTGCGGTTAGAGTCGTCACACCTGCGGAGGTAATAGTACCTGCAAGACTACCTGCTACACCACCAGACATCGTTAAAACTTCACCGTATGCTGGTAGGTCTGCTACTACACCACTGGTTACATCAGCACCAGAACCGATAGCATTTACTACGTCTCCTTGAGTCCAGCTTTCACTAAAGCTGAAGGCCGAGCCTGCGGTATTTACGTCGTATGCACCAACGTCTAGTGTTGCTGCTGCTGTTGCAGTACCAGCAGTTAGTTTACCGAAGTGGGCATCAGTTGCCACTTTGATATTAGAACCAGATACTGTATAAGTACTACCTATACGAGTTGCATCGGTATAAGCTCCATTAACTTGTAGTTGAGTTGAGCTAGTCATTCTATGGGTCAGGTCAGCACGAGCTGGTGCTACTGCAGCACCTGTCATCAAAAGCATAATGAGAGGAAATATTCTTCTCATAATTGAATATAAGACTTCATGTATTTATGTAAAATTCTAAATAGAAAGAGACTAGCTGTGTCCCAAGATACATTAGAGATGAAAGACTACAAAGAAATTTTATCAAAATTTGATAAAGATTATTATAAAAATCTTGTTCAAGAAAAAGTTGAACGTTACAATGAAGTAGGACAAGTATGTAGAGTGTCCTTAAGGTGGAGAGGTAAGTATTATCATCTTCAGTTATTTTTCCCTGGTGCTAAGTTTCCAACTAGAAAAGAAGTGGAAGCCCAAGTACATAAGGTGTATCCTGACGCAGTTGTAATGGTTCATTATTCTTCAGAGAGTCAACCAAATCAACCATTAATCAGAGTTGCAGAAGGTAATTTGATACATGGTGACTATGGAAATTATATTGATGGACAGAAACTACCTAAGAATAAAGAAAAGAAATTGGTTGATGTTCCTTATGAATCTTTAGCTCATAATGCTAATAAGGAAGAATTTCAATTATCTGGTAATACTTTGAATGAAGATGCAGATCCTGGAACTGATCTTGCAACTCTTAAGGCTAAAAAGTTTAATGCTAAGGCTAAAGCAGAGAGTGAGAAAGATGTTAAAGATAGTATAAGGGGTAAAGTTGATATGAGTAAGTATTATAAGTTTAATGTAGAAGATCATAAGTATTATAAAGGAAATCCAAAAGGTATTCCTAATACTCCTAATGCTGGTGATCGTAGACCTGTTGTAACAGGTGAAAAGAATTGTGGATGTGGTCAAAATCCTTGCATAACTTATGGTAAGAAAAAACATAATTGTGCTTCTAAGGTGAAACATGAAGAGTATGGTATTGGAAAATGTATTTCAGGAATGCATGATCTTGACGAGAGTGGTAACGTTGCTCATTATGATATAATGTTTGAACATGGTATTGAGAAAAATGTTTCTGTTTCTTCTTTAGAAATTCTTGTTACTGAAATGCATGAACATGTTATACATGAAGGAAAGAATAAGGAAAACTTTTCTCCTCATAAAATGATTGATCCTTCAACAAAGAAGGAATATATGGCAGATACTTATGAAAAACATAAAAAATATGAAAAGATGGGATATGTCCATGAGACATTCAATGAAGATAAGAGTTTTGTAGAATTTATGAAAAGAATCGAACATTTACCAGACGTAACTAAGGAAGCTATTAAGAATTGTGGGGATGATCCATTGGTTGCAAAGGCTGCTTTAGAGATATCTGGACTACCTAAGTAAAAAATAAAGAAGATATTAAATCATTAAATATTAATACTTCCCATTTATATGGTATAATGTGGACTGGGAAATTGAATCTGAAAACCTTAGACTAGAAAATATGATTATTGTTTATCAAGAACATATAGAGATTCTAGAAAAGGAAAACAAAAACCTTAAAAATCAAGTAACGTTTTTAAAAAAACAACTTGAGTACAAATCTCTTGGACATCCAAAAGAGGAGGAACAAAAATGAGTGGTGACATAGGGCTGGAAGATCCAGTCATTTTTTATAGTGAGGAATTAACTAGAACAAAATTAGTTCTTCTATCTCTTAAAGGAATAAAATGTAATTTTGCAGAAGAATTGGAGGAAGAAAAATATGTGGAATCTTAATATAAAGGAATCTTTTATTAGATTAAAAGATTGGGATAAAGCTTGGGCTAAAAAAATCCAAGATAAATTCAATCTAACAGATTATCAAATGTTATGTTTGGCATTTGCAAAAGGTTTCGTAATAGGAGCAATACTTCTCTAAACAATGAAACCAATTAAATGGTCTGCACAAATTTTACTTGATTCTAATAGATTACAGAAAGTTGAATTTCTTAGTGATTCTAATCTAAGACAAGATGCTGAACAAAAATGTAGAGCATTATTCGGAGTGACTGATATAAGACAATTAAAACGAGAATGGAATTAAACGACGCTAATGTAATAGAAGTTCTTACTGAGATGCTTCCATATATTGAAGCTGATGGTGGGTGGTTGGAATATGTTGAGACAGACTTTACAGAATCAGGAGCTTATGTTAAAGTACGGTTAGGTGGTGCTTGCGAAACTTGTGCTTATAGTTCTCAAACCATAAAAATGGGTATTGAGAAAAAACTGCAAATGGAAATACCAGATGTTGCAGGAGTGATACAAGTATTGTAATAGTACCTATATACTCTTATGTAATTGGGCTTTAACTTCGATGAAACTGGAGACTATTAAGTTCACTATTAGACAAGATGGCTATGTAACTGAAGAAGTTATAGGTGCTGAATCTAACCAATGTCTAAATCTTACTGAATCCATTGAAAGGAAACTTGGTAATGTGACAACACGATCTTATAAATCTGAATTTTATGAATCTGTTAAAAATGAACAGAATATTGAAGAGTGGTCACATGATTCGGAGGGATGTTAATGTCACACTTTACATCAATTAAAACTACAATAAGAAATAAACCTCAATTGATTGAGGCTTTAGAACTTCTTCAGTATAATGTTACAGAAGATCAAGAACTTAAAGTAACTGGTGCTCATGGTATTAAACATGAGGTAGTAGAAGCAGATGTTGCAATTACAAAAGATATTGGATTTAGATTAAATCCAAATTCTAATGAATATGAATTAGTTGCAGATTTAGAAACATGGAATCAATCTATTCCAGTAGAAAGGTTTATTGATAAAGTTACTCAACAGTATGCAAGAATGACAATATATAATTCTGTTACAGAATTGGGATTTAAGGTTGACGAAGAATGGGAGATGGATGATAATAGTATTGAATTAACAGTTTCACGTTGGATTTAAGTTATGAGTGATGAATTAGTTCGTATTGCAAATGCTCTAGAGAGGATTGCTAATTATTATGAAAAGGGTCTGCATGTTGATATTGATCATGCACATATAGATGATATTGGTGAAATTCATGGGGATGTAGTTACACACCCTAAACAATTCTAATGTATGTGAGTCCACACATTAATGCGTAATTATACTCATATGGTATAATAAATAACAATAGTATGGGATTGAAACTATCATGCCCCTGACTCAACAGAGACACTATACAGTCGGTTATCACGACTTAGAAAAGAATCATTTAGAAATTTGTGAATATGCAATGAGTGCATATGACGCAATAGAACACAGTAAAGAGGATGTTCCTTATTTGAAGGATCATCCTCATTTTGTTGATTACTGCAAGAACGAAGAGGTTGATAACATCTCTCGTTTTATGGCTGCAGGAATTCCTATGGGACATTAATCATGGCAAAACATAAACACGAAATTATGTGGTGGATGAGTAGACTAACTATAATGGGTACGTCTTTAGGACTATCTACATGGTTAGCTGCTCAAGCATATGCATAATTATACAAATCCATCTGAAACACAAGATCTCTCTCATGTAGAGGCACAGGTTACTAAAGGTAAGAAGTATTACGATGATCAGGGGTGGGAAATAAAACCACCCATCAGTGATAGAGAATGTATCTATCGTTGTTTAGAAAACTGTGAGAAAATGGATGGACTTGATAGAAAACAAGTTGCACGTTTGATGAAAGAATTTAAGACTATGAAAACTGAATTTGTACGTAATGAAGAGTATCCTGTATTATGAACTATAAAGATTCGGGCGTTGACATCGATGCTGGTAATGCATTTATTGAGAACTTAAAAAAGAAGGCACCTAGTATAGGTGGATTTAGTGGTATGTTCAAGGTTCCTCGTGGATATGAGGAACCTGTTTTAGTATCTGGTACTGATGGTGTTGGTACTAAAATTAATATTGCACATGTTAATAGAGATTATACTACTATAGGTATTGATCTTGTTGCGATGTGTGTGAATGACGTAATCACTTGTGGTGCAAAACCATTATATTTTTTAGATTATGTTTCTTGTGTGAAATTAGATGATAGAGTTGCTGATATTATGGTTGGTATACTCAAGGGATGTGAACTATCGGGTGTAGAACTTATTGGTGGAGAGACTGCTGAACATGGTAGGTTTGCAAAGGATATTGATCTTGCTGGTTTTTGTACTGGTATTGTAGAGAAGAATGAAATAATAGATGGTAGTCTTATTAAAAAAGGTGATAAGATAATTGGTTTGCCTAGTAGTGGATTACATAGTAATGGGTATAGTTTAATTAATGATATGTTATGGAGACAGAAAATATTTTATACAAAAACACCAGAACTTCTTACTCCTACTACAATCTATGCAAAACAAATAGAATCATTGTTAGATGAGATACCTATCGTGGGTATGGCACATATAACAGGTGGTGGATTAGAAGAGAATATTAATAGGATTATACCTAAAGGATTAAAGGTTAATATTGATTGGAGTTCTTGGGAACGTCCTGATGTTTTCAATAAGATCCAACAAGCTGGTGAGGTAGAAGAACAAGAGATGAGAAGAGTATTTAATTGTGGTATTGGTTATGTTTTAATAGTTCCACCTGATATTGATTACGGTCTTCAAATAGGAGAAGTTATATGAGTGAAGTAGTATGGTCAATAAACATTATGCTTGTTATTCTTCTTATTGGTGTAGGAGTTGCAATTTACTACATATTCATGTATGATACATGGTATCCAAATGAGCAAAGTGAAGATAGCAGTATTGGAATCTCAAGTGGAGAGATTATTGGAGAAACAGAAGGAGCTCACTGAAAGAGTTCGTGCTAATGAGAAAGTAGTAGCCGCTATAGGTCTCTTAGGATCGATAGCGGTTGCTTTTATTGGGGCAGGATATTTTGTACCAAAGGCAGAAGCATGTAGTCCTCGTTTAGATGGTGAACCTACCTATTGTCCACCTTGGGATGATGTTGTAGTTTGTTTATCACTTGATTGCCCACGACCACCACTACCACAACCTAATAGAACAGGAATAACAGATCAAGCTTTTGAGGATGAACTTGATCCAAATGCTTTTAATGATAAATTGGAAGTAACATTATTTGATACAAGGACAGAATATGAGACTGCTCATATGGGTCATTCATTCCCTACAGATGAGTGGATAGAAAAGATAAGAGATCATGAATCAAAGAAGAAAAGAACCCCAGTGGAAGATTCTATAAATAATGCATTGTTTGAACTAGAGTGGCCTGAGGAGGAATAAATAGAATATATCTAGTTCATAATAGAATAAAGAAGTGGTATTAAAGAATCCCAGAGAGTTATTAGGAGAAAAGGATCCTTCTATTAAGGTTAGTCCTGTTAAAGAGGAGTTTAATGGAGTAGAAGATCTTAAGAAACAACTTAACGATGTTTCTAGTTCTTTGAATAATTCTTTGACAGAAGTAGTAGATAAGAATTTAAACTTTTTGTCCAATGATTATTCTAATCGATTGGATAAATTTAATGATAAGATTAATAGTTTTAAGGAAGAGATTAATGCTAAAGTAGATAATGTTAGAAAAACTAATCAGAGTTCGAGGGTAGATCAATTAAATACTATTAATAGTTTTAAGGAAGATATTACCAATCAAGTAGATGATGTTAGAAGGACTACTCAAAGTCTAAGGTTAAATCAATTAGATAAATTTAATAGTACGATTAGTGTCTTTAAGGAAGAAATTATTAGTCGAGTAGATGATGTTAGAAAGTCGAATCAAGATTTAAAGACTGAGATTGCTATAGTTGAACAACGTCAGAGTAAAGCTAATCATAATCAAATTAAAGAAGAGATTGCTAATCAAGTAGATGATGTTAAAAAGTCTAATCAGATTCTGAAGGATGAGATTGCGATAGTTGAACAACGTCAGAATAAAATTAATGTAGAGAAAATAAAAGAAGAAGTTCTATCTGATGTACAGAACATTCTTTCTGGTGATGTAAAAAATAATATTAAAAAACTTGAAGCCAAGATTGACATTATAAGAGATTCATATAGACAAACTCTTAGTGAAGTCAACGAAGTAAGAGAGTCATATAATGCATACAAACAAACTCTTAATGAAGTCAATGAAGGTCTTCTTAATGAACCACCATCTACAAAGAATAGCGATCCGTTAACTCCATTAGATCAAAACTTTGCTACACATGAAGATTTAGCAAATCATTACAGATCATTTATTAATAGGATTCAAATACAACTATCAACTCTTGGTGGCGGTGGTGCTGTTAACATCAAGGATATGGATGATGTTGATCTATCAACTGCACAAGTTAATAATAAGTATTTGAAGTATGATTCTTCAAGTAAGAAGTGGGTAGGTGCTGATGCTTCTGGTGGCGGTGGATCTGGTATTACTACAGAGTTTGTATCTGCTCAACATCTTACTCTTGCTGGTATTTCTACATTTAATGAGGATGTAAAATTTATTGGTAATAATACCAATATGAGATGGGATCATTCTACAAGTGATTTGATTTTATTTAATAATACTCGATTAGAATTTGGAGATAATAAAGATTTTGAGATATGGCATGGAGGTTCTCATACCTTTATGAAAAATAGTGGTGGTGATTTAAGGATTCGTGGTGATGTAATCAAACTTGCAAGAGAAGATGGTGCTGAGAGGTATTTTGAAGGTAATGCTAATGCAGAGGTAAAATTATTCTTTAATGGAGAGGAGAAATTCAGTACTACTGGATATGGTGTAAGTGTTACTGGATTAGAAGTTGTTGGTGTTACTACATTTAATCAGGATGTAAATTTCCCTGGTGCTGCATATAATATACATTGGGATCAACCAACAAGTAAGTTTAAATTTGATGATAATGCTCAATGTGTATTTGGTAGTGCATCGGGTGGAGATTTAAAAATATTCCATCAGAGTGGAAATAGTAGTATAAGAAATGAAACAGGACAATTTAGAATTGCTGGTAATGATATAAGATTACAAACTCAGAATCATAGTGAGGATTATATTCTTTGTACTGATGGTGGAGCTGTACAATTATTCTATAATGATGTTGAGAAGCTTGCTACCACTAATGCAGGAATTGATGTAACGGGTAGTCTTGATGTAAGTGATAGTATATTTGTAGCAAATAATATTAAACATCTGGGTGATACTGATACCTATATTGAATTTACTGCTGACAAATTTCGTTTTATTACTGGTGGTAAGAGTTTCTTAGACATTACTCAGTCTGGTGCAAGTTCAGTTGTTATTAATGAACAAGTAGATTATGATTGTGATTTTAGAGTTGAAGGACTTACTGACGAGCACTTAATTTTTACTGATGCTGCCACTGATAAGGTTGGTATTGGATCAGCTATACCAAGATCAAAATTAGATATACGTGGTGATGTATATGTAGGATCATCACAAGCAACAGGAGTGGTACTAACATCACCAAATGGTACAAAATATAGACTTGTTGTTGCTAATGATGGTACTCTGAGTACAACTGCTGTCTAAATAATACACTTATGGAGTATGAAAATGGGAGCAATGGTTCCACCGAGCAGGAAGAGCTGCTACAACTTCCGAGTGACGGAGATTAATCGTGTTCTTGACGGGGATACTATTGATGTCACCATTGATCTTGGGTTTGATTTATTCAAGAAAGAAAGAGTTAGAGTTGCAGGAGTTGATACACCAGAAAAGAGAACAAGGGATCTTGAAGAGAAGGCGTTAGGAATAGATGCTACAAATTGGCTAAAGAAAAAACTTGAAGATACTATTGCAGGAGATGGAGATGAACTCACTATTAGAACAGAACTTGTGGGTGGCATGGGGAAGTATGGCAGGCTTCTTGGTTGGTTGTATATTAACGAGGATACTGTTTCCTTAAATGAACAGATGATTACTGAAGGATATGCATGGGCATATGATGGAGGTACTAAACAAAAAGACTTTGAAGAACTACGTGAGATTCGTAGATCATTTGGAACTTTAATTGAATAATGTCATCATCAGCAGAACAATATCTAGGTAATCCTAATTTAAAAAAAGCTAATACTGCAGTTGAGTTCACTGCTGATCAAATTAGTGAATTTATTAAATGTAAGGATGATCCTGTATATTTTGCAAAAAATTATATTCAAATTGTTTCTCTTGATAGGGGTTTGGTTCCTTTTGAACCTTACGAATTTCAAGAGAAATTAATTAAAAGGTTTCATGATAACAGATTCAATATTTGCATGATGCCTCGACAGACTGGTAAGTCTACAACTTCTGTAGCTTATCTTCTTCATTATGTTGTTTTTAACGATAGTGTTAATGTAGGTATTCTTGCAAACAAAGCTGCGACTGCAAGAGAACTTTTGGGTAGATTGCAACTTGCATATGAGAACTTACCTAAATGGATGCAGCAAGGTGTTATATCTTGGAATAGAGGTTCACTGGAGTTAGAAAATGGATCGAAAATCTTGGCTGCGTCTACCTCTGCTAGTGCTGTTAGGGGTATGTCTTTCAATATCCTTTTCTTGGATGAATTTGCTTTTGTTCCCAATCACATCGCTGACTCTTTCTTTGCTAGTGTTTACCCTACTATTACTTCTGGTAAGTCAACGAAAGTAATAATGGTTTCAACGCCACATGGTATGAATCATTTCTACCGTATGTGGCATGATGCAGAAAGGAAACTAAATGAATATGTTCCCACGTCAGTTCATTGGTCAGAAGTTCCAGGCAGAGATGAGAAGTGGAGACAACAGACTATTGCAAACACTTCAGAACAACAGTTTAAGGTTGAGTTTGAATGTGAGTTCTTAGGATCGGTTGATACTTTAATTAATCCAGCCAAATTAAGAGCATTAGTATATGATAATCCACTTAAATCTAGTAATGGTTTAGATGTTTATGCAGAACCAGTAAAAGATCATGAATATATGTGTACGGTGGACGTTGCAAGAGGTATGGAAGGTGATTATTCTGCATTTATAATTGTAGACATTACCACTTATCCTCATCAGGTAGTTGCAAAGTATAAGAATAATGAGATTAAACCTATGTTATTCCCATCTATCATTCATGATGCAGTAAGGGCATATAATAAATCATGGGTTCTTTGTGAGGTAAATGATATTGGTGATCAGGTTGCAGCTATTCTTAACTATGATCTTGAATATCCAAATCTACTTCAATGTTCTATGAGAGGTAGGGCTGGTCAAATAGTAGGTCAAGGATTCTCTGGTAAGAAAACTCAACTTGGAGTTAAAATGTCCAAGGCAGTTAAAGCTCTTGGATGTTCCAATCTTAAGACTATGATTGAGTCTGATAAGGTTTTATTTAAGGACTATGATATTATCAGTGAGTTAACCACATTCATTCAAAAAAGAAATTCGTTTGAGGCTGAGGAAGGGTGTAATGATGACCTTGCTATGTGTTTAGTAATATATGCATGGATGGTTGATCAAGAATATTTCAAAGAATTAACAGATCAGGATGTAAGAAAGAAATTATATGAAGATCAAAGAGATCAAATTGAACAAGATATGGCACCATTTGGTTTTATATCTACTGCATTGGATGAAGATGAATTTGTAGATGATGAGGGAGATAGATGGACTAAGGCTGATAGAGAAGATATAAATTCTACATATGGTGATATGAGTTATATGTGGGAATATTATTAATGTTATTAGAAACTTTCTTAATCTTATCAGCATTGCCCTTTGTAGGGTTATCCCTATACTTTGGAACCAAAGGAGGGTACTATGATAGTGATGACTATACTGGTGATGGTTGTGCTCACGATGTTCAACGATGAAAGGAATCTTTAATTACATAAAAGAAGTTAAAGATACTGCTAAATATATGCTTCAGGGGTTAGGTGTAACCTTTGATCATATGCGTAGGAGACCTGTAACCATACAGTATCCCTACGAGAAACTAATACCCTCTGAAAGATACAGAGGACGCATACACTTTGAAATGGATAAGTGTATTGCTTGCGAAGTATGTGTCAGGGTATGTCCTATTAATCTCCCAGTAGTCGATTGGGTGATGAATAAGGAAGCAAAGAAAAAAGAACTAAGAAATTATTCAATTGACTTTGGTGCTTGTATATTCTGTGGTAACTGTGTAGAGTATTGCCCAACCAATTGTTTAAGTATGACGGAGGAATATGAACTTTCTACATTCGATAGGCACTCACTCAACTATGATAATGTCGCTCTTGGACGACTGCCCACTAATGTTACAACTGATCCCTCAGTTAGGGCCATGCGTGAACTGGCTTACTTACCAAAAGGGAAGATGGATCCGCACGAAGTCCCTGATATCGAATCCCGTGTAGCAGGCCCACCAAATGGACTTAGATGATCAATTTGAATTAGAACATTTATTTCTACAAGAAAGAAAATGTAGAGTATGTGGAGAACAAAAGAATCTTATAGAAGGATTTTATTTAACTAGAAAAAATAGAAAAGCCGCAGCTTCTTCATATTCATATGAATGTAAAACATGTACCATAAAAAGAATAAAAGAATCAAGAAATAAGTCTAGATCTAATTGGATATATCCAGATTGGTGATGTTCATGTATTGTTTCCCCATTTGTAAGTGAAGCAAATAATAAATAAATTTAGATAAAATACTGACTCGCAGAGGAAACAGATGGCTGGTTTAGGCTTAGTATCTCC